GCGGGCGATCACCGCAGGGTCGGCGTCGCGGCCGTCGACACCGTCTGCAGGTGCAGGCAGCGCGGCCACAGCGTCGGAAACCATGCGGGCGATCACCGCCGGATCAGCGTCGCGGCCGTCGACACCGGCTGCAGGTGCAGGCAGCGCGGCGACCGCATCGGCGACCATGCGGGCAATCACCACAGGGTCAGCATCGCGGCCGTCGACACCGGCTGCAGGTGCAGGCAGCGCGGCGACCGCATCGGAAACCATGCGGGCAATCACCACAGGGTCGGCGTCGCGGCCATCCTGGCCAGGGGCGGGTACCGGCAGAGCGGCCACAGCGTCGGAAACCATACGGACGATATCAACAGTCAACGCCGCAACACGCAATATAATCTGTTTATCAATAACAATCGCCAGCGCATCACGTTCAGATTGCATCATGTAATTGCGCCTTCTCAAATGCCATTGTCCACCCGATAACCACCGCGCGCGCAGCATCAGCCGCTGCATCAGGATCAGGATCAGGCTCAACAGGTTTCACCGGCTCAGCCGGTTTAGATGATCCAAATGGATCATCACTATTATCTCGTCTATTCAACGCCTCAACCGAATAGTTTTGTTGCTGCATGTAAACAGTATCACCACCCGGAACGGGTTTTAAATCGAATTTGCGGCGACCTTCATTTACTGTATACAACCCCTTCAAGCCTTCAACCACTGACCTGATTTTGGTTGCTGTGTCCATACGCAATAAGTCATCAAGATCACATTCAGTACCTTGAGATTCGGAAAGTTCAAGACCTTCGTCAAGGCAAATCTCGATAGACTCAATGTGTACCTGCAAACACTGTGAATAATACTGTTGGTTCAATGCTTCAACATTATTGTATGCTGGTGCTGTACCGGCATTAATCATATAGGCCGGTACACCGAATGCACCAGCAATAGTTGAATCATTCCATTTCAATTGCTCAATCAACTGTGAATCGACTGCATTCATTGTCAGTTGTACATACGCCAGACCGTCCCCTAACACCGCTATTTTACCAGCATTGGTACCTGTAAAATTTTCCTCAAAGTACGCCTTCAGACGCGCCGCAGTTTCCTGCTTGATCGCGCCAGGTGCCGACAACACACCACCAGGCCGCGCGCCGTTTTCAAATAGTTTCGAACTGTTTCTGGTAGCACGCAATGCAGTAATAGCATTGACACCACAAGCATAGATTGGAGAAAAACCAACAAGCGGATGATAAAGCGTGTTCCAACGGTCATGGATTATTTCACTAGCGGGAACAATGATCACATCGTTTTGCACATTTGCTATGTTATCACGACGCAACTCATAAAATACATCGCCAGAATCAGACACAAGAGGACGTGTGCGATTTGGGTCAAGAATATATAGAGCAACTACTGTGCCACGTACATCACGTTGCTTAAGCACATAAGTATTACCACGCGTAAGTTTAGATTCCATCCAGTTTTGAAAGAACTGAACGCGCGTTTGCATACGGTTAGGCTTGCGCAATACAGGTAACTGTTTTGCCTCATCCCATAAACCAGAACCATTACGCTCCATTAGCCTGATACGCATCTTAGCAATATCTGACGATATAATACCAACACAACGAAGGACAGCCCAATATTGCAGGGTGTCCTCTAAAACTACTTCAACATTCTGTTGCCATGCTCCGGCAAAACTCTCCTGCACGATTGGAAACCAGCCGCCACGGTTATCAACCGGCGCGAGCGCTTTTCCAATAAATCGCATCAGGGATTTACGCATTGTTTTTCTCAATCCCCTTGGCGGCTACGGCGGACGCAATCGACCATGTCAGACGGCCCTTTTTCAACCGGCCGTCCGCCTGTTTGCCTGTCACCCTGAAGTATTCGGCGCGCAGTTGCTCGATCTCTGCTGTTTCAGCATCGATGTCCGGCACGGCAGATGCGGCAGGCGCGGTAGAGGTAGCGGGCACATCCCAGGGTAACGCGACAGGTGCAGCAACCGGCGCAGCAATAGGGGCAACCGGCGCAGCAACCAGCGCAGCAACCGGGGAAGCAACAGGGGCAACCTTAGAAATATCCCAAGGCAGATGCGCGGGCACAGCGGCTAAACCAACGGCAAGCAGCACGCGAGCGTCAGCACGTGCGACGTTGAACGTCCGGCCCTTTTTCAGCGTCTGGCCTGCATATGTCAACTGTTTCAACGCGACCAATTGTACTCTTGCGCTCATATCATCGCTCCATTGTAGTGGGTGCACTGTTTCCAGTGCACCTTTATAGTGTTTAAACGCAGAATGTATCAGATAGCGGCAATCGGTGAGTCCTGCGTACCGCCCCAGCCAACGCCAGTAAGATACGACACAGCAGCACTGCGGCGGCGCTTCCAATTAATCCACCGCTCGGCACGGATAGCAACGCTATTCGTCTGGAACATGCTAACCATGGTGGCTTCAACCGAAATCGCGGGCGATGCGCCGTTGTTCGTCATGCTGGACGGGGCGTTGTCCATCTCGAGCGATGCCTCACGCGACAGCGCAACAGACACACCTCCATCGTCAGACAGATAGATTTCCGAGGCAACAGCGGCGATGACAACGCCGGATGGCACATACTGCGACGCGATGACCGGGATACCCTCGAGCAACCCTCCATTCATCATGATATCCGGGAATTCCCGCATTCCCAATGCATTACGCATGAGCGACAGCTTGAGAGCCTGTGCCGTGCGCATGATCAGCACCACCGAAGTCGTCGGCACATCAGCCGCGACAAACGTCGACAACAACGTGTTGAGGTCATCACGAACCGCAGCCGCGTCAACGCCGGACGTGACCGCAGTTGCCGCACCGTTAGTGATTGATGCCGGCCGCACGTCCACGGTTTCCGTAATTGACGGGTTGACGAAATCCGCATCCATCCGCGCCGAAAGCGCTTCGGCGAGCGCATTACGGACGATCAATTCAGCGGACGGTGACGACATGCGAATGAGGTCTTCCGACAGTACCGCAATGTTGGCAACCTTGCACCAACGAAGCGTAGTCGTCGAAAAATCAAACCGAGTCAGGGGCTTGGCTTTGCCTTCGCCAACCCAATACCCCGTTCCGCCACTCGTCTGCGCCGGGAATTTGACGTTGAACGGGATGCGACGCAGTGCCGGAATATTACCAGTACCGAATTTGCCCACGATAGTCATCGGCCGGAGAAACTCTACAAACTCGGTAACGAGGTTCGTCGGTGTCACCAGCGGCTCAGCCCAAGAAGGATCGCCCGTGGTCGCGCCATCAACTTGCGCCTTAAGGATCGCCTGCGACTGCTGCATGTGATCGCGGCTCATATTCGGATACCGGCGCTTGATCACCTCAGCCGCGCGGATCGGATCGCCGCCAGCAACCGCAAACGCGGACACCAAACGGGCAAACCCGATGCCATTTTCCTCGTGCGTCTTGACCTGAGCATGCAACACACCACCGCGCGACGCGCTAGCATCATCCGTACTCGTGGCCGTCACGGATTTAGCCGTAGTCGCGCTGTCATCGAGCGCACGCAGGCGCGTCAATTTGGTTTTCAGGCCGCGCACTTCGTCAACCAAACCGTCATACTCTTCAGCCTCGGATTCGTTAAAATCCCGGCCTTCGTCCACAGACAATTGCATGAGCGTTTTCATGCGTGTTTCTTTCGGCGCAAGCTCGATTTCGAGCGATTTCGCCATCTCAGCAAAAGTTTTCATTACATTTTTCCTGGTTTCAGACTTGAGAAAACCCGAAGCGCCGGGAGGGATTGTAGGCTGGCCTAGCGCGGCCGTGATGACAGGCTGTCCCGAAACGCCGGGACGTGACAACCGGCCGCACGCGGCCGGTGACGACAGGCCGCACGCGGCCTTGATCGTCGAAATTGTAGCATCCTCATTGGCGGGTATTGTCACGAGTGACAGCTCATACCATACCCATTTTAAAAACCGCAATCCACCGCCTTCAATGCGCGACGTCTCAACCGGCCGAAACCCTATCGAAACAGCGCGGATCAGGCCAATTTTAACCGATTCCCAGGCTTCGTTTAAACGATCTTGCAATGTGCCCGGTTGATCAGTACTCGCCACCTGTGCGCGAAATTTGATGCCGGATTTTGTAACGCTCGCGCTCAGCACTGTGCCCACAGGCAGATCAATGCGGTGTTGCCACAGCAACGGCATGGGAAGCGTAAATTTTGCACCAAGCGGTTCAACGATGTCGCCCATGCGATCCGTTGACGGTGTGCTAGCGATACCCTCAATAATCCGTTGTTTTTCATCAACTTTTTTGATGACAATGCTTGAAAACGCCCGATTCATTTCATATCCCCGTCGCCCTGTACCACGATCACACGCACACCGCGTCAACTCACAAAATCATCACTTGATACTCAGGCTCGGCAGTCGTCTCATTGGTCGCAGCCACACTGCGCCCCATGGCAAGACTAACCATACCATCAATGCGCCCTGCTGATTTGTCTTTGGCCAACTTCCGATTTCCGCTAGGGTCCGATACTACCACAGCATTTGCAGCGCACATTGTCAATACCGGATGTCCACCGTGTTGAATATTCCCATTAAGCAAGTCTGTTTCAAGTGTTCGAAGCGCAGGACTCATTGACGCAAAGCCTTGGCCAAATTCACTAAACAAGGCTTCAAGATTTTCCTCACTGAAACCGGCATCCAGCAAAGAACGCTTGAGATGTTTGAAATTCCACCGATCAAACGCTATATTGACAATATTTAAATCATCACACAATTCTCTAAGTTCATGGGCAATAAATGAGTATTCTACTGTCTTCCCAGGTGTTAACCTTAAAAAACCTTGCTTTGCCCACACGTCATAAGGTACACGATCACGTTTTGAGCGCCCCGCAATGTCGTCTTCGGGTAGCCAGAAAATCGGCCGGACATGCCAGACCGTATCAACTCGAGCCACCAACACAAGAGCAGTCAGATCGTTTACACTCGACAAATCCAGACCGCCATAAACCTGCAACCCTGTCCAATCGTCGAGCACCGCACCCGCGCATTGTTTCCAAACCATACGCGATATAAACGGATTATTCATCTCAACCCGTTGATTTAACACCAAATTGCGGTAACTTGCCTCGCGACTCGGCATCCTTCGCGCATCTTCAGCCATCGCGCGCACTTCGTCAGCATTCAAGAAATCACCAAGCGCCGGATTAGCTAATGCAATAGTAGAGTCGTCAAACGGGTCAAGGTCTTTAGGAGATGTGTACAAAGACACAATGACCCTAGGATCATGACCGGCTAGACCATCGTCAATCAATACAGATAACAAATCAGCATCTGTTGGCGCTTGTGTACTAATGATTATCGACAACGGATTAGCGTGTGCACCTGTTGCGGTCTCTAACGCATCATACAAGTCACTTCTTGGGCCTTTCACCTGTCCAAGCTCATCGTGTACAAGAAAAGCAGGTGATTTTCCGAACGATGTTGACACTTCAGCGCTTAATGCTTTGTAGAACGTTCCAAGTTCTTCGCAATACAACTCTTTTGCTGTATCACGAATGCCGACAAACGCGGAAAGACTTGTAGACATCCTAACACACTTTGCGGCGAGACTGAACAACAACGCAGCTTGATCACGCGCTTGCGCCGCGCTGTACAACTGACTGTTTGGCAGTGCCTCAGGGCCAACAAGATGCAGCAATAGCAAAAAAGCAACGAAGCTGGTTTTGCCGTTTTTCCGCGCAAATGACAGTATAGCGCGCCTTGTACCGTGCGGATTGTTGTAAATCCGCCGCATTTCCAGCCGTTGCCAGTCACGCAGCACCACAGGTCTACCAACGTGCTGCCCGTCTGGGATGCGGCAGTTTTTTTCAATCCAGATTATGTTGCGGTCTGCACGTGTGATGCGATTGACTGCGCGCGTAGTGTGACTGATCGCACTGTTTAAACGCGTCACGTTTCCACTTCCCAAGGTTTTTTACCAACACCCGCTTTTTTCGCAGTTTTGTCAATAGTAGACTGTTGAGTAAACCGCATCTTTGTTGCCAAAGATGCTATGGTGATTGACTCGTTAGTTTGCATCTTCATCAATATGTTGTAAGTTTTAAGATCAAACACAGGTGCGGACTGTCCAAACATGGTAAATTCCCCTTGTTTCTCCAAATCCCTGATTCTCACGGCGAGTTTGCGCGCTCTGACCACGTGACGGCAGTATTGCGTGAGTACACCGTAGGTTTCGCGCGGAAACCAATTGGCTGGCATGCGCTCCACTACAGCACACCATTCTGCGGCTTCATCGTCGTCAAGCTCTTCTGGCACCTGGGCACGTTGAACATTGTCCCCAGGTATTGCAACACCAGTTGTCAACAGTGAATTAGTTGACTTTCTTCCGCGTTGTTTCACAGTGATAGTTCTCCATTTGGTTAAACTTATAACGAATAAGGACGATTATAGTT